GGCACAGTTGTGCAAATAAAAAATGTTGCACAAATCCTATGATCAAATGTAAAATTTTTGTAGGGACTCTGCGCCCAAAATTTTTGCAAAGCCAGCTCTAAGCTGGCTTTTTTACTATGATGAATTTCAATTCGCCAGAGTGGCACGAACTTCGTAGATGGGCTGAAAACCAGCTACAGAAGTGCCGCGAGAAGAACGACGTTGTCAATCTCTCCGACATCGATACGGCGTTGTTGCGGGGTGAAATTCGATTTATCAAAAGATTTCTCGACTTGCCAAATGCGGCAACTCGGGGTGTGGTGGTTGAGCCGGACGAATAATCCCGCCCAACCGTTGTTCGAGGTCACCGAGAGGTGACTTTTTTATTGGAGAGCAAAGTGGAAGAAAACCAACTATCGCCGGAGGAAGCGCAACAGCTTTGGGATGAAGAGGCCGCAAAACTGAATGCTGATGATCAACCCCTTGATCAGTCCGCAGATCAGGCAATGGCCGCAGCACCGGAAGAACCGCTGCTGGAAGACGAACCAATTGCTGAAGAAGCCGTAGCCGACGAAGAACCGGAAGACCCACTGGCCAGCCTACCAGAGGCCGTGAGAGCGAAGCTTGCTCAAATCGATCAACTGGCAGAGGCCAATGCTCAACTGCTGCACCATGTAAAGACCGCCGAGGGTCGCGTGGCCGCAATGCAGCGAGAGTTCCAGCAGGCCCGAGTGGCGCAACAGTCTGTTGCCCCGCAAGAAGCCCCATCGCAGGGACAGATCGCCAACGCAGCCAAGAACCCGGAAAAGTGGGAGCAGCTCAAGCAAGATTTCCCCGAGTGGGCTGGAGCAATGGAGGAGTATGTAGCATCTCAGCTTGGGTCTGTACGATCGCAGGGCGACATGCTGACACCAGAACAGGTGGCAGGTTATGTCCAGCAACAGGTCGAACAAACCAAATCGGAGATGAGGCAGGCCCTCGAAGAAGCACGTATTGAAGGGAAGTACGAAAACTGGCGAGAGCTGGTTAACACACTGGAGTTTACCCAGTGGTACACCGTACAACCCCCTGAGATTCGGGCTTTGGCTGACAGCACAGCAGCGCGTGACGCCATTCGTATGTTGGACATGTTCCACGAAACGAAGAAGCGATCAGCGTCGGATATCAAGCAAGAGCGCAGTCAGAGACTCTCTGCTGCTGCGACAACTCGACCCGGCCAGACACCGCCGCCCAAGACATTGGACGACATGTCGCCTGAAGAGCTTTGGAACTACGAAGCCGCAAAGCGTGAAAAGACAAGAGCGCAGCGCGGGTTTTAACTTAATCATGTAAAGGAAATAGCAATGGCCATTCAAAATTACGGCACAGTTGCCTCGCGTAACCTTATCCGTGCCGCACAAGGCATGCTTGAGCATGCACAACCCATCACTGTTCTGGGCGACTTTGGTACCCAGCGCGAGATGCCGATGAACTCGACCGACACTCTGGTCTTCCGTCGTACACTGCCTTTCGGTGCATCGACTGTGGGTACCACGATTGAAGGTTCTGCACGTTATCAGGGCACACCCCAGATCACCGCGTCTAACTTCGTGCTGGCTGAAGGCGTTACGCCTAACAGCAACACGATCTCTTTCCAAGACGTGTCTGTAACCCTGCAGCAGTACGGTGTTCTGTTCAAGTACAGCTCCAAAGTTGAGCAGCTGTACGAAGACGACATCCCCGGCGAAATGGTCAAGCTGACTGGCGAGACTCTGGCCGAGGTGATGGAACTGGTTCGTTACGGTGTTTTGAAAGCTGGCTCGACTGTTGTTTACTCAAACGGCTCCAGCCGTTCTGCTGTTAACACCGCGATCAGCCTGAACGCCATTCGTAAAGCCGCACGTACTCTGGAATCAAACCGTTGCCGCCGCGTTACTTCGCGTCTGGCTCCCGGCGTCAACTTCGCAACCCGTGCTGTGCAGCCTGCGTATGTCGTGTTCTGCCACACCGATGCGGTAGCTGACATTCGTAATCTGCCGGGCTTCACCCGAGTTGAAGACTACGGTTCTTTCAAACCTATCCACGATCGTGAGATCGGCGCATGCGAAGACTTCCGTTTCATCTCTTCGCCTTTGCTGACTTCGTTCGCTGCTTCTGGTTCGGCTACGCTGAACGGCATGCTGTCAGTTGGCGCTGCTAATGTTGACGTTTATCCGTTCATCATTATCGGTGAAGACGCTTGGGGTCAGGTTGCACTGAAAGGCATGCAGGCTATCAAGCCTGTGGTTCTGAAGGCATCGCAGACCAACCACGCCAACCCACTGGGCCAGTTTGGCTACGTCGGTGCTTCGACATGGTTTGCTACCGTCCGTCTAAACGACGCATGGATGGCCCGTATCGAAGCCGGTGTGACCGCTCTCTAATGACTAGCCGGGACTTCGGTCCCGGCGTCTATTGAAAAGGAAATCATCATGCCAGCAGAATCAGTGAAAGAACGGATGATCGGTGTTACCGATGGCTTGACCAAAAAAGAATTGCAGCTTTTGGTCGTAGCTTTGGTAGACGGTCTTCAAGTCATCATGGCTAAACTCGATGCGGATAGCGGTGTCGGTGACACCAACTACGCAGCGACGTTTGCAACTTACATCGTAGATTAAGGAGAAACACTATGTCTTACAATATTGAGCAAATTAACAGTGGTTTTCAATCACTGACTGCGGCTGGCCTTGCCGAAGGTACCAACGCAAACACCTACAAAACCACAGCTACTTTGGCTTACACCATCAATGGTGTGTTCAAGTCCAAGGGCGCTACGGACAACATTGCCATGACTTCAACCGCTGGCACTGTTCCTCCTTCTAGTGCTGCGCTGTACGCTGTCTGGATCGATACCAGCGGTAACCTTAGCAACACCCGGGGTCCGGTCGTTGCTGCTGCTGATCCTTGCCCAGTGCCTACTCAGACCACTGCCAATACCGCATTGGTTGGTCTGATCAAAATCGTCACTGATGCATCGACCACGTTTACTCCCGGCAGCACCGATCTGGGCGCAGCAGGTGTCACTGACACCTACTATGACTGCTCAGTCATGCCCGGTTCCGCGCTGTAAAGTTGCCGTCTCCTCTTCTGAGGGAGTACTTGGAAGGCCACTTCGGTGGCCTTCCTTTTTTGACGGCTTGGTTTTTTAACGTAAGGAGAATGGCAAATGTCTAAAAATAAAATGACCGGCATTGAAATTAACGACGATACACCAACGATTGAGCCTGTATCGGCAACAAAAGATTTTCGTGAGTTGGCAGCTGAAGAGTCTTTTATGAATGAGATTGTTACAGTTCTTGTTCATGCTACAACTGACGAAAACCAATCGCCTCATGTCATTGTCAATTGCAATGGCACCAATCAACCGATCGTCCGTGGCGTACCTACTGACGTAAAAAGAAAGTATGTAGAGATTCTGGCACGCATGAAAGAAACGCGTTACAGCCAGCACGTACACAATCCGGCGATTCCTGACCAGATTGAAATGCGTGCGCGTCACGGTTTGTCGTATCCGTTTGATCTGGTTGAGGACAAGAACCCGCGTGGCCGTGCATGGCTTAATCACGTATTAGCTGAACCTGCTTAAACAGGAGTAGTTCGTGAACTTTCTCCAGCTTGTTAATCGTGCGCGAGTGGAATGGGGCGTGTCCGGCGCCAGCGTTCCGCTTGCTACGCTAACGAATGCGAACGGTGAGACCGCAAGGATAATTAACTGGATCAATTCGGCATGGATCGATATACAGACAGCCAAGCCGGATTGGCAGTGGATGCGAGACCCGTTCCAGTTCAACACGGTAACGCAGCAGCAGGTCTACACGCCTACTGAGGCTGGGGTTGGTACCACGTTTGCCAACTGGAAGCGCGACTCTTTCCGTGCTTCCAGTGTTGGCCAGAACTATCGTGATGAACAGCTGTTGAACTACATGGAATTCACGACGTTTCGTAACTTGTACCAGTACGCGAACATGCGGAATACGTATGCGCGTCCGGTCGTGGTTTCAATTACGCCTGATAAAGATTTAGGTTTTGGTGCAATTCCAGACCAGCCTTATGTGATTGTCGGTGAATACTACCGAAAGCCTGCGGAGTTTGTAACAGACACGGATGCACCGCCTGCGGTTTTTCCAGAAAGATTTCACATAGCCATTGTTTATCGGGCCATGATGTTTTATGCCGGATACGAAGCTGCCCCAGAAGTTTTTAGGCGAGGTGAGGTTGAATTTAAACGGCTGATGAACCGGCTTGATATTGATCAGTTGCCGAATACTGTCAGCGGTCCTCCTCTTGCGTAGGTATTGAGATGCCTTTAGCTACGCCCCCGGTTCAGTATGACTTAATTAATTTGGCTGGCGGACTTGATCAAGTCACGCCAACGCTGTCATTGCCGCCCGGTGTTGCAAGAAGGGCTGTAAATTTTGAATGCTCTATCACTGGCGGCTATACAAGGATCGCCGGATATGAACGCTACGATGGCCGGCCAAACCCATCAGACGCGATTTATACGGTGCTTACTTGCACCTTAACGGGTTCGGTCTCAGTCGGCAATACCGTAACAGGGCAGACCTCTACGGCAACAGGTAAGGTTATTGCCATAGCTGGAAATCAGTTAATAGTGACACGCGTGGTCAATTCTTTTGTAGTTGCAGAGAATATAAACGTAGGGGCAACGCCGGTAGGGTCGACCGTTGCTGTTGAAAGTACTGTTTCCAGTGGACTACTGGATGCTACTTACAGAAATCTTGCGGCTAATGATTACCGAGTAGATATACAAGCAGTGCCGGGAGAAGGTTCTATCAGAGGGGTAGCGCACTACAACGGCGTAGTTTACGCATGGCGTAATGCGGTAGGCGGCGCAACAGCCAATATTTACCGGTCCAGTGCCCCTGGTTGGCAATTAGTACCGTTACCTAGCCAGATTTCATTTACTGCCGGGACTGTGGCGGTTGCTGAAGGGGCTACCATTACGGGAGCCACTAGTGGTGCAACGGCGATTGTGCGAAGAGTGGCTCTTCAAAGCGGCAGCTACAGTGCCGGCACAGCCGCAGGACGTTTTATAGTAACAGGTGTTACTGGCGTTTTTCAAAACCCTGAAACGATAAACGTCTCAGCT